ATAATCCATGTGCATCATCTATTTTAATGTTTGCAGAGTTAGTGTCTAAATCTCCGCCTAATTGTGGAGAAGTGTCATTTACTATATCAAATGTTACTGATGAATCTGTAAAATCTACTGTATTTGCAGAAGTATTTACAGTTGCAAAAGTAATATCATCTGAGCCATCAAAAAATTTAATTGTTAAACTGTTTGAGCCTGAGTTGGTTGTGTCCAGCCATAGAGTACCAGCAACAGCACCACTTGGTCTTGAAGTGCCTGAGTGCATTGAGTTTATTGCTGATAAAGAATTGTTTAAATCTGTTCTAAAATCAGGAAAACTCTGATTCGCAATATTCATGTCGTGTTGAGCCATATTTTCTTATACTCCTATTAAAAACCTTTTGCAATAAAATCAAATGTTCTAGAAACATTTGTTCCACTAGAATTTTTAAATAAAACGTCAAAACTATTAACAGTTTTATTTGAAACTGTAAAGAAATCTCCTGTAACCATATTTTCTCCTGTAATACCAACTGCATAAGCTGTACTTTTAAATGGTGTTGTAAAGGTAACAGTTTTTGTGCTTGTTCCTGAAGATATATCATTTCCACTAAATATTCTGTCAGGCATATCTACTGTTACTGTTACAGCAGATACAACAGCAGTTGAAGCTAAATCAGTTGACGTTAAAACTATTCTAAATTTTAAATATCTAGCAGTATAATTACCAATAACAAAACTTTGAAAAGATGTATAAGTTGAATTATCATCACTTGTAGCAATTTCTAAGTGTGCATCACAATTAGCTGGTGTGTCTCCATCAAAATTAGATTTACCTGAATCAAAATTTCCACTTCTACTGTCAAAAAGGTCATCTAAGTTTCTTGCTGATTGCGTTAAAGAAGCAGTTACTCTAACTGTATGTTTTGCTCCTATATCAATAACATTAGCAAATTCATAATTACCTGAAGCTAAGAAGTCTGCATTTGCTACACCTGAGTCAAAAAATCTAGTAGCATTTGCATCAAATAATCCTGAAGCCGCATCAAATAATTCACTAGAGTTTAATATAATGGCATCATCAGATAAAGAAACATTTGTTTTAGTTCCAGCAAAAGATGGATGTTCACTAACAGTTGTGATTGCGTTAAAATTTTCAGCACTTGTTACATTTGAAATTATTGCTGTTGCATTTGAACTAAAGTTTCCTAATTTATCTACAGCTTTTATAAGATATGTTCCTACTCTTGCTGGTACTGTAACAGATGTTGCTGGTCTTGAAACCTTAGTTACTAAATTTACAGAATTAAGCCAATCTGCTGTTCCATCAGTTAAAGAAGAAAATCTTATTTGATAATAAGCTAAATCTAAATCACTTATGGCTGTCCAACTTAAATGTGCATCTTGCCCTGTAATATTACATGAAAAATCCTCAACATCAGATGGTGGTAGTATTGCTCCAACAATTTTTCTTTGTGCTGATACATAAGTTGAACTAACTCCAAAAGTATTAACAGCTTTAACTCTAACATCGTAAGTTGATTGGTCTATTACATTTAAAACTCTATGATTTAAACCAGAGCCTTGTGCATATATAATAAAATTTGAATCTGTGCTTAACTTATATTCTACTTGATAATAGTCTATAAATTGGTCTGTAGATGCACCAACAGCAACATCTAAAGCTACAATTACAGTTCCATCATTATATTCAACTAAAGTGTCTGATAAAGTTACACTAGCTGGTGGTTGAACAGTAAATGGATTAGGTAAATTTGTTGATGGTGTTGAACTAACTTGTGTTTTAGTTGCCCAAGTATAATGTGATGCTTGATATTCAACTAATTGTAAGTTGATTGTGTAATCTTCATTAAATGTCATTGATAAAACTCTAAAAGCTTTACTTGAAAAACCTAAACTTGATAAAGTTACATTTACAATATCTCCTATGTGTAATTCATAAGCTTTAAATCCACAATTAATATTAAGACCTAAAGATTCTCTACTTCTTCTTAATATAATCTCAGCCATTTCTTCAGCCTGATATGTTGAAGTAATAGTTCTAAAATCTGACCTATGCTCTAATAAAAATCCACCATCAGCAGTTTTCATAGTTGCGTGTCTATCTGCACTTGTTAAACCTGAGTCATCTATAGGTGGAAATTGTGCTTCATTAACTTGATAATTTCTTGCTGGGTCAATATAAGAAACAATGACTCTATTAAATTTAGAATTTTTTGATGGAGAAGCTAAAGCATATCCACCAATAATGTCATCTTCTGTTAATGATACTGAAGCTGAACCTGTAGTTTCAATAACTAATTTATATTTACCTTGAACATAAGGAAGATACCCCCTCATACCTTTTACTATTTCTCTTACATTATCAATTACCTTTTTAGATGTATCTATAACAGCGTTACAATCAAATATATTTATATCGCTACCGCCTGAGTATGGTGTAACTTGTGTTTCACAAATTACGGAAGCATCATAAAAACTTTGTAAATCTAAACTTGATGTAGCAATACCTTTTCCATATCTTTCATTTGTTAAATAATCTAATAAACAAAAAGCTGGGTTTGTAGAAAATGCGGCTGTTTGTGCAACTAAACTTGAATTATAACTAACAATTTTTTTACCTCTTACTTTTGCTTGGACAACAGGTATTCCGCCAAATATATCTTGATTCCATTTAAACCTTAAAGCTAAATAACAAATACCTGATAATTTATGGTTGCTTCCCCATGATGATAAAGGTGTTAAAACACTAGATGCTACTTGGTCATCTGTTCCCATAAAAGCTTGTATCTGAATATGACTTGTTGAGTCTTTGTAAAAATTGCTATCACTACTCGCTACTTCTCTTGTAGTGCCATGAGTTAATGCTCCATCAAATGTTACTACTTTGTCATCAACTTTTATTTGTTCTATTGAATTTACCTCTCCCTCTGCAAGAACTAAAGCAACATAAAGATAAGTATTATCTGTTCCTGAAGTTTCTATAAATACTCTTGTTCCACCAACTAATCTCTCTCCATATATAACAGGAATACTAGCATTGTTAGATTGTTTGTTTAATAAAATACCTCTTTCAGTTTCTTCAAAATCGTTAGTTCCAAAATCAGGAACTTCAGGTCTCATAGACCTCATGAACAACCAGCCAATAGCAAATATACCTAAAGCTACATAAGGATTCATTCCTTTAAAAAAACTAAAAGCACTTTTAACTATTTTAACAGCTTTTTTTGCCGCTTTAAAAGGATTAGGAATACTTATAAATGATTTAATACCTGTTTCATTTACAGGCTTTCCATATCCACCTAATTTTTTTAATATTTTTTCTTCTTCTTTGTTTATGTATGCAATAAACTCACCATCTGGCGCATATCTATTAAGTATTTTTTTTCCTATTTTAATAAGTAATTTATCAATCCATTTAAACATTATTTTCTACCCCATTTAATATCTAATACAGTTTGACTTGAAAAATCCATACCAACATCTGTACTGAAAAACCTTTGTTGTGAAGCATTGTTTGTTTTTCTTCCTGACCTTTTATCAAAATCCGCCCAATGTGAAACAACCATTAATTTAACATTTGATTCAGTTTCAGTTTCAGTTATGTCAAAAGTATCTATGTTTCCTTGATATAATAGTATTGGGTCAGCTATTAGAGCATTTGATGAATCTAATAAACCTCTGTAAATTGTAACAGAGTCATTAACTATATTTTCTCCAAGAACAACTGATATGAAAGATGTATCAACTCCTGATAAAAAAATACTTAATGTTGTTTTAGATATGTCTGTTTGTTCTTCAAATGAAAATGTGTTTACTAAAAATGATGAAGATGAATAAGTAACACTAGAGCCTGAAACAGATGAAGTTAAATCAAAAGCATTATCAGTTAGATTTACAGGTGTTCCAAATCCAATAGTTATAAGATGAACAGGTCTAATCTGACCTGTTAATAACTCGTTTTTTACTGCTGTCGTTAGTGTTCGTGCCATGTTCCTCGTAAAATGTTCTTATTATGTTTTCAGTACCTTTTAACATGGTAAAATTAAATTTACTATCAGGTTTTTTGTAGGCTTTTAAATCGTTTGTTTTTTCGTCAATTTCATCTTCATTGACAATCGCAGTAGCTTCAAACTCAGCACTTACTAAGTGTGTTATTTTGTATTTTTTCATTATAGAGTTTCTTCAACATCTAACTCAAATTGATATAATACGTTTCCATCTTTATCTGAACCAACTACACCAAAATCTTGAACATCATTTGTTAAATGAACTTTAAATGGAACACTATCATAAGTTACTGAAGAATTGTCTGCTAAAGCAGTTATAAGTGGTGGTTCTATTGTTACTGTGGCTTCATTTGAACCATCTGCTGTAACATCTGCAACAACCATATAAACTTTATCATGTGCAAATTTTAAAAAATCACCAGCTTTAAGTGTACCTGTCATAGCATCTACAGCTATTGTTGTATCTCCTACTGCATGACTTCCGTTTACTAATACAGTACCACTTACATTACCTCTTGCATTTTTTAATTCAGGTGGTGTTATTGTAAAATCTTCTTTTGATGACCTTTGTTTCATAATAAAAGCCATAAGTTCTCCATAAACATCTGACCTTTTTGCTGTAATAATTCTTGCTGTAAATCCAAATCTTTGATTTTGTATTTGTCTTGATAATTTTTTTCCTGATAAAGATTTTGAAATTAAAGTATTTTGAATGTTTTGAATACCTAGTGTTTCAAATTTTGCTGTTGATATTGGAAATGCACCACTCATTATACTAACTCACTTCTTCCTTTTTCTGCTAAAGCATTATTTATTATTCCTGTTATTGTTGCTCTATTTTCAACTAAAGCTTCATCAAAACCTCTTGTGTCTATAGCATTAATTGTAAAATTAACATTAACAGCACCACCGCCTGTTCCTCTTGCGGCTTGTGTTATTTGACCTGTGCTGTTTGGAACAAATACTTCAGCACCTCTTTCCCCAACTACTACAGGCTGACCTTTTGATACTGCTCCACCTTTAGCCATACCAGCAAATCCAAATAAAGCCATAGGATTACCTGACATAGCCATCATAGCCATTTGTATTTTAAGTTGTTTTTTCATTTCATTTGTTTTATCTTTTTCTAAAATTAACTCTATTTGTTTTCTTAAAATTAACTCAATGGTAAATGACAATAATTTTACCATAACTGCTTGTGCTAAATTTTGCATAGTTTCTTGTAAATTTTTTCCTAGAATAACTGATTCTGCTAAAGCATCTGAAAATTTTTTAATACCTTGATTTAATCCTTGACCAATCGTGTTTCCTATTCCTGTTAATTTAACTTGCATATTTTCAAGTGCAGTTCTATTAGCATCTTTAAATGAACTAAATACATCAAAGAAATTTCTTTTTATTGCTTCTGATATTGTTTCTACTTTACCAGCTTGTATATTTATTTCAGGTAAAACATTATTTTCATCAGATTTTGGAATTTCTTTTTCTGTTAATTTAAAAATTTCTTTAATCTTAGCAATAATTTTATCTAATTGAGACAAAACAACAACTGTACTACCAATTAATAAATTTTTTCTTACTGTTGCATTAAATCCTAACATGGCAGTATTAGTAACTCCTATTGCTATTGCTAAACTATGAAAGTATGCAACAACTTTTAAAGCTATAAATAATCTTAATGCTTCTTTTAAAAGTTCAGCATTATCTTTCATAAATTTTATTGTATTAGCTGTAGCATTAATTACTGAACTTAAACCTGAGCCAATCATCTGTCCAAATTTTGCAATTTCTTTTCTATTATCTTCTACTGTCTTTTTTAAATCTCCTAAATTACTTTTTAATGCTTCAAAGAAACCTTTAGAAACTTCCACTTGAAATATAAAGAAAGCATCTTTTAAGTTTGATATTGTACCAAATAAAGTTTTACTTAAATCGTCAATTAAATTTCCAAACTCTCCACCTGTACCAAATGCTTTTTGTAATCCTTTAATTGATTCATCCACAGAAACATTTACTCCCCCTTGAAAACCAGCCATAGCCCTTACACCTCTCTCTCTGAATAATTCTGCACTTGCTATACCAGCACTAAATGACCTTTGTATTTGCAAAGATGCTAAAGCAAAATCTCCACCTAAAACTGTTGCTGTGTTTCCTGTTATTTTTAATAATTCTTCAAATGATACACCACTTTTTTCTGCTTGTTTTCTTACTGTTGCTAAAGCTGTTATACCTTGTTGTATATTCTGTAATTCAAAAGGAGTTGTTGCGGCAAATTTAGTAACAGCTTCTAAAGCTTTTTTTCCCTCTCTAGCAGAGCCAAATAATGCGTTTAATTGTACTTCAAGATTTTCTATTTGTATTCCAGCATCTATAAATCCTTTAATAACTACCCCAGCACCAAGACCTATAAATGCGTTTCTTAAATTAAATACAGATTGTTTAACTCTAGCAAGACCTTTTTGCAAACCACCTAAGGCTTGTTTTGTTTTATCATTTGCAATTATGTCAATAAGTAGTCTTTGATTTGCCATTATTTATATTTCCTTGCTTCAGCTAGTTGTGTTTGCTTTTTATACTCATCTTGCTCTTTTTTCAAGTAAGCTAACCAAAGATTATAATGGCTTAAAGGCATATTAAGAACTTCTTGAATTGTAATGTGGAGTCTGTCTGCTATTGCTAAAAGCGACCTTATTTCAGGGTCGCTCTTTACTTTTTTTCGGCTTCCTCTAATGAGGTGTCTAAAAGAATTTTATTTGATATGGTTGCTATAACATTTGAGTCTGCTTTTTTTCTTAATGCAAATTTATCTTCAGG